TAAGCGGCGAGATTACCCAAAGGTGTAGTCTGGCCCGACGCACCCGTGCCAGAAGTTTGAGCAATAGGCTGAATATTAATAGGTGTAGAGCCACCACCAAGATACTCAGGCCGTTGTAAACGGGCATCAGGTGACTGGACACCAAAGTGAGCCCTAAGAATCTCAGTGTATCTAGTACCTCCACGGGCATCCCTCTCGAGCAATTTTTGAATTTGAAAAGACTGGCGTAACTGATTAATGGTTGCTGCTGTAGCAGCAGACAAATCAGCATAAAGACCAGAAACACCAGATGTAACAACACCTAGAGATTTATTAAGAGTGGACAAAGTACCACTCATAGCCGAACCTACGTTTGTGTTATAAGCGCCAGTAGAACTAGCGTTATATTGTGTTCCAGCTGTAGCAGTACCAAAACCGTAATTATTAGTTCCATCTGTTAATCCAATGGCCTTACCGGTTCCGTATACAGGTGCTGATGTTCCGATAGGGATCGTAACAGCTGTGCCACCCTTTTGTGGCCATGGAAGCGCCCCAGTGAAATAATCGTGACGCTTGCCACGTCGAAGGAGTACGTAATTAGTAGAGGGTGATGTGTCTGGCCCATCACCTGTATTGACGGTAACGGAATTTTGAAGGTTTTGATCGCGAAACCACTCATTGAAAATCAGATTATATGCACGTACCGGTAAAGCACTATGCGAGACGGTGTTGCCGGCAGTAACCTGGCCGACAGTAGGAAGGCCGAAATAATCTTGGAGCGAACCAACTGCGTATCCGCCAGTTGGAGACACTTGTTGAGGGATTGAGTATGAAATGCTATCCGAGGGATTATCTTGTTCACCCATAAACCTGACCCAATTCGTCCATACGAGACGGTTAGGGACAAAGAAAAAGAACGAATCCAAATGTAAATTATCCATGACCGGGAAAAGAGGCGTAGCCAAGCGGCCAAACATCGTGACGTTGACATTAAACGTATCACCTGGCAATACCTCCTCACACATAATGGGAACAAGATAACCTGAATCAAACGTAGTTTTCAATGTCTTTTGCATTGAAAAACGACTACGAGGAATATCCGCGCGTGGAACCATTGCAAAATCGTGAACGTTAACAGACTTGTTATGAAACATAGATTCTCCAGTTAAAAAAAAGCACCCCAAAAGGGGTGCAAGGGTCATGAGGACTGCAAAACATCCTTACCGCGAACAAGCACCAAAGGTGCTTCTTCAGCCATAAATGTACCACTATTATCATCAAACTGACCTAGTAGGTACAAATCAAAATCATCAGGATGCTTATTAAGCTGATTGTCAGCTGAAGAGCGATTAACCTCGTCCGTAAAATCGCGAATAGCAACATTACGGTGAGGAACAAAGAAAGGACGGTTGAAAACATCCGCGGCACGATCTTTAACAGAAACAATGAATTGCAACATTTTTTTGACCTTAAATAGTACGTTTTGATAAATTTGCCCGGGATAAACTCACTTGCGCGCGAGCTATCTTGCGGACTGGCAGATTCTCGTACATCGTACGTTCTGCGTCCATATCGGCTCTCACCGATGATCGAAACTGCATGTCAAGTGCTAAATCTGACCCTAACTCCTTCAACAATGTTTTGTAATAACGAGGTACTGGAGCTTTACTGCCTTGAGCAGTTACCACTCCAGCATGAGGAAAAACATCAGACATAAAAAAATCGTTAAACCATGAACCGCCAATACCCTGACCTCGAGAACGACCCTTAGACATTAGCATAAATTCAGGATTTGGTAAAACAATTTCTCCTGTATCAATGTTCGTATACAACGGCATCGGAGATGCGTTAGGCCCTTTAATCTTTTTCAAGATATATCGGGCAATGTATGCTGCAGACTCGAAGTTGAGGGCACCGATAAGGTGGTTCCCTTGAGGCCAGAGCTTGCGGACTCGAAGACTAGTATAAGTCCTATCACCGCCAGAACTACCAAAAGGCACACGATCAGCGTGCCAATCCACTCCAAACAATGCAATATGAAAGTGCGGACGTCTTGAAACATCGCCGTATTCTCCTGATGCCACGTAACGAAATTTATGACCGGCCTTACGCATACGCTTAAAAAACTTTTGCAAATCAGCCTTAATCAGCTGACCATGCTTGGGTAAATTTTCGTCGTCATACGTGAGGTTGAGCATACAAGACACCTTGTGCATCTGTTGCTCGTGCGTTATACGGATAGCCCACTCTCTTGAGTAAGCTAGCCTGCATTCCACACATTGGCCACACTTGATAGGCCCCCGGCTGGGATGTGTCCAGATGGATGTACACATTGAGCCTTATAGACGGATTCCGCCCCTCATAGGAGCAGCAACAATGTTAGCTAGCTGTGTTCGACCCATCTGGGAACGAAATTGCTTCGCACTATGATGTTTGGAAACGCTTGAACGGTTAAGAGGTTTCATAGATGACTCCATTGGAACAGATAACAAAGAAGGTGTCAATGGGCACAGTTACATCAAGTAGAGAACTGTGCCCACGCCACCAGGCTTAGCAGCTAAGACGCTGCCCCGTCGGCTTTAGCCGACTCCACAACTTCAGCAGGGACGTCCTTCTGTTTGGCATTAGAAACAGCCAAACCAAGGCGCACCGCCTCCTGAGCGTTGTCGGGATTAGCGAAAAACTCCAAGAACTCCTGTGGGGAATTATGGAATCTCGCACGTATTTTTGCGTCCATACGCATGAAATTTTCATCGGCCTGGCGAACTACATTCATAGCCGATTGGAAATCGAAAATACCTTCATAATCCGCATATTGCGGCATAGAAGTAGGTGTGGGAATATGACCGGTCTTCATAAAACGGTCAACTATGTTGTTAATATCAGACTCTTCAGCAAACTGCTGTTGAGTCAAAGAAGGATCAGAACAAAGAAGTCCAGTTTCGTCTGAAACTTTGGACATATCGTAATTGTAAGGTGTACGAAGAAAGACAGACATAAAAACTCCTTAACGTGGACGAATAAGTGCTTTAAGCACATCGAGGACAGGTCGCAGCTGGTTAGCTTCGCGGCCAAAATTGTCAAACTTCTTAGCAGATTCTAAGTCAAGACCTTTAAGTGTTGTTTCAACTTCAACTAACGCTTTTTGGGCATCAGCCAAAAATTGTTTTGAACTCATGTAAGGTATCTCAGCTTTTAGCTTATCTGCAGTAGCTCTATACATATCACCTAGAGCGCGTTGAGTAAGTCCTTGTGCAAAATACAAGTTCTTTTGCTCTAAAATTGTATCGGTTAAAGCTTTAATCCTTGCGTTATCAGTAGAAATATTCTTAGTTTCTTCTATAACCTTTTTAACAGTTTCATTGACAAGTTCACGCTGCGCATCATTAAGCTTAGACATTGATTCTTGAGAAACTTTTTGGGCGTCCTTAAGACGTGTATCAGATTCAATGCGTTCGCCTTCGCGCTGAACGTTATATGCAGAAGCATAATCCCTAGATGCATTTTCATAAGGATTAACATACTGATACTGCTGTCCAGTTGGAGAAGCACCAGGGCCTTGTGAATATGCAAGCATTGGGTTTAAACCAGCTGCTTGCAGATCCTTCACCTGCGTCTGGTACCTAGTAGAGTACTGCTGAGCAGAAAACTCATTAGCGGACTCAGCTGCTTGTTTACGTGCTTCATTGGCATCAATACCACCACCAATAGAAGCACCAAGCAAACCACCAGGTACGCCACCAAGAGCGTACCCGGCTGCACCACCTAAAATTCCGAGAATGTCCATGATCAGAAATGGTCAATCAAACCAGGCACAGAATACATTGGCAATGGTCTGGCGGCATTAATATTAAAAAATGCATCCAACAACAACTGCTGACCATTAGCAGCAGCACCAACAGCCAAGTTTCGTGACAATGGCGGGGTATCCTGGATAAAAGTAGAGTTCAACGTAGGAAGCGAAGTAAATTTCTGAGCATAATGCCATGGGTCAATAGTGCCAGCTGAAGTAGAACGGAAAAGACCAGTAATCTCTGAAGGGTTATAACGATATTCAGCCCAACGTTCTTGATAACCAAAAACCTGAGAATCGGTAGCACCACCAGTTACATAAATTTCTTTATTGAGAATTGCTTGTTCACCAAGCATAGCAAACGCAGGGAAATAATAATCATATCTAGTAGAACGAGACCAATGACGTCGCAAACCCTGCTGATAAGTCAAATCTGCTCTAACACTTACAAGACCAATAACGTAACCATGCTCGACAAATGACTGAGTAAAACCATGCCCTGGAGCAAGATAAGTGCCGTAAGCGGCGAGATTACCCAAAGGTGTAGTCTGGCCCGACGCACCCGTGCCAGAAGTTTGAGCAATAGGCTGAATATTAATAGGTGTAGAGCCACCACCAAGATACTCAGGCCGTTGTAAACGGGCAT